GCTACGATACACTTAAGGAAGTTGATGCAGTTAAGAGTGAAATAGCAGCGAGTGAGCGTCGCATACTTGAAAAGATTGAGCAAGATAGGTACGACCGTGTGAGAGATGAAAGAGATGCATTACGCACTGAAGCGGCTAATCTTCGTTTTCACTGGAAACCTTATTGCGCTGACCCCGCTTACGCGTATTAGTATGTTTCCCATGTCCCGGGGCATGGCGTATACATAGGCGCAGACTGCCTGGCGGCGGTTGCGCTTGGACGTCCAACCGTTGCCCGGTTTTCTCCGTCAAATATAATTTGAAAAGGAGAATGACTAATGTATGATGTAACACATAGGTGCGGATGTAAGGGAGCCTGTAGATGTCGTTGCAAGCCTGAGCGCTTTAACTTTTACGGCTTTCCTGCACCAATCAATAAAGAAATGAAACGTCTCGATACTACAGAACTAACTATCCATACAGATGAAGTATGGCATAAGGAATGGCGCAAGAAGGGCTGCTGCCCGCCTGAACTTATAACGGTTGTAAACGAAAAGAAATCGTTTATCATATCTGCAGCGACGAATTGTCTTGAGCCAAATACCTACTATACTTTGCTTATAGATAGGGAAACGCCTATCTTTGAAGTAAGTGGTCTTGACACTTATATCAACGTTGAGCCTTGCGGATTCTTCCGCGGCGAGGTGGGGCTGAATTACACTAAGACTATTCGTAAGGTCTGGTGTGACCATGATGACCCCATCACTGGTGAACATGAAGAGCTTGAAAGCTTAGATGTTGAAGGCGGTATGGATGGGTTTGAGGAAAACTTTAGCGGCAACGGGCCAATTCCTAAAGACCCAGCATATCCAGCTCAGAATTTTGCTGGATGCGGATTCCATAAAAGGAATGGCGTTTTAGTACCTGTAGTACTTGACTTACATGGCAATATTGCTAACGGTAAAAATTTCTCTACTGGTCGATTTACAGTACCTGGTGTAGGTCGTCCATACAATAACCGCTTTGTACTTTACTACAATAATGCGGGTAAATTTGTACTTTGTAGAGACTTCAGACGCCGCAGCGATTACGCTTAAGCAACAAAGGGCGGCAATGCCGCCCTACTTTTAAGGAGGTTAGATAATGCAAACTTATGATGCAAAATATTACTGGGATAAATATAAGGTCGCTGAAGCGGCGTGGCATATTGGGTTAGACAAGTTACATGTAGAAGCAAGTCCATTATTAGTAGGTGAATTACTAGCCGTACATAAGCTGATGGATATACTTAGGCTCTGTGCTGAGAAGCATGAAGGCAGCGCTACAAGTAACCCAAGACCCCATTCAAGTATGAACTTATAGGAGGATTATAATGGAAGTTAATACTATTCAGCTTATAATTCAAAGGGCTATTAATCTGTTCGACACCGCGGCGCAGTGGAGTCGTAGCGCAGCAATGAAGGCTCATATGTCAGGCCTACAAGGCGAGAAGAGACGCTTACGCTACCTTTACCGCAGAGCAAATAATATTGTAGATGTATTGTCCAGTCAGATGTGGGATTTGTTTTGTGTTGAGATGGTTCCTGAGAAGGGCTCTGTAGACGTCTCTGCGCTGCTGTGCCCACGCTCTACAATGGCTGGTATTATGAATACAACTACTAAGGTGTATAGCGAGGGTCACCAGCTTGCTAATGAGTTAGTAGCAGCTTGTTATAGACCGTTAGCTAAGCCTCTATACGATTACATAGATTGTTTATTTGAGGTTATACGTGAACTTCATAGAGCACACTTTGAGTATGACCTAGCTAACTATGACTATCACCACGTATCGCGTTATCAAGTGGCTTACTACAATATTCATGATGAATACGAGGAGAAGGAACGAAGTCAAGGCTATAATGACTACCATGAAGCCTGATGATAGTGGGAAGTATTGTAGATATGCAGTACTTCTCATTTTATTTACTTACTCGCTACTTGTCCGTAGATTTTAAGGTAGGGTTTTATATTAAAAAAGAAATACGAGCTTATAGCGAGTATTTTACGAGTTAAGAGGTATACCACGGTTATTATTTACTTTTTATTACTTTTATTATATAATATAAGTGAAAGGGGGTAATTTCAAAATGAAATTACATAAAGTAATAGCCATACTCTTAATAGCGAGCTTATTTGGATGTTTGGTATTGCTGAGTAGAGTAGAAGAGAAAGAGACAAACCTTGTAGTATTGTATGAAACCGAACCAACCATTGTAGCAGAGACTAACAAAGTTGAGCCAGAGCCCACCATTAAACCAGAACCAACTATAACTCAGCGCCCACAACCAGTTAGTAGGAGCTACACAAGAAGTGAAGCACCTATTTATGTAGGAGAGCCAGTAGAAAACGGCGTATTACTTGGTACAGACTTTACGCTAACGCACTACTGTCATTGTATTATTTGCTGCGGTAAAGATAACGGCATAACAGCAAGTGGCCGCCGCGTCGAAGCAGGGATAACAGTAGCAGTAGATAGAAGCAAGATTCCTCTTGGCACATACCTACGCATTGAGTTATCTGATGGGACCGTATATAGAGCGCGAGCAAGGGCCGACGATGTAGGCGGAGTAGTGAAGGGAAACAAGATTGATATCTACATACCTTGTCATAATGAGGCACTGCGGCGTGGTGTTATTCGGAATGCCAGCGTCTATATAATAGATTAATATATATATACTACTACTACTACTACTACTACTACTACTACTACTACTACTACTACTACTACTTATTATTATCACAGCACTGAACTAAGTTCAGTGCTGTTTTATCTTGACCAATCTGAATTGTTAACCTAACTTTCCTAACAACCTAACTTAACCTAACTTTCTTAACTTTCCTAACGCTTTCAATTTTTATTTTCGAAAAATTTTTTCAAAATATTAGAAAAATAAAACTGAATATAAAATTTTAAATCGTGAAGCGTTAGGAAAGTTAAGAAAGTTAGGTTAAGTTAGGTTGTTAGGAAAGTTAGGTTAACAATTCATAAAGTCTGCAATAGGCCAAATGAGAATTGATTTGTAGATATGTCGTGGGATTAGGGGTTTACAAAAGGGCATTTCTACTATATAATATAAGGAGAGTTACAAAAACTCAATAATTTTATTAGTCGAAAGGAGAAACAAATCATGGCAAGAACTTACAAAGCAAGTATTGAAATCACAGAGGACATTTTAGCAATGAATGTTGGCGACACGTTGGATTTAGAAATTGAGATGCCGCCTATGAACAAAAAACCCCGCGGCGTATTAGCGGGTATAGCGCTAGAGGAAATGACTGACGAACAGCTCAAACGCGAAATCATCAATGCTAATTCAGTTCTGTACAAAGCAGTACAGCGTGGCGCAAGCGACGAAACTGTAGCAGCTAATCAAGCACGCGCCGATGCGGCACGCGCTGAAAAAGAAAAACGCACTGGCGCTAAGGTTAAACCTGTAGAACCCGCTGACGACCTCTTTGATGAAGTAGTCGAAACCGTTGATGAGATTTCAGACGAAATCTAATCATACCTCTCTCTGCAAGTATTACCACGACGAATTCGTCGTGGTAATACTTTGACAAGAACTTTAAAAGGTGGGTGACGTTGTAAAAATGGATAAAGCTAATAAGTTACATATCTCAGCTAATAGCATCACTATTATAGGTGATGTGCAAGAACAGTTAGTAGATTTTTATCCCGTACATACAAATAGAAAAAAGACAGAGTTTACGGTCTCAGCGCATAAGTTACCTGAGATACTTAAGCTCTTTAGAAATATAGATACATACCAAGCGCTACCTCAAAAAATACAAGACCAATACCTACAAGAGATTATCAGTAGGGATAACGTAGCGGACTTACTTGCGTCAGGTCCTAGACAGTCTCCTGTAGTTACGCCTCATTTAACGCTGATGCGCCACCAACAGCTTGGTCGCGAGATTGCTCAGTATAGAGACCGATATGGCTTCTTTTATGACACGCGTACAGGCAAGACACCATTGAGTCTATCTATCATTTATGACGACATTAAGGCTAATCCAGGTAATAAGTGGTTAATTATTTGTCCACTGATATTAATAGAGAATGCTTGGTTAGAGGACGCGCGGCGCTTTATGCCTGATTTGCCTATTTGCAACTGTTGGGCGCCAACTAAAGATAAACGTATAAAAGCTATCCAATTTGACGCTAATGTATTTATTACAAATACAGAATCATTTGTTAGCTACAAAGAATACTTTGAACAGCTCAACCTCACAGGCGTAATAGTAGATGAATCATCAGACTTGAAAAGTCACTCTTCAAAAATATCTAAAGCAATAGTAGACTTCGCACATAAAGTAAAACGATTTTATCTTCTATCAGGAACACCAGCTCCAAATGGCGAATGGGAATATTACATGCAAATGCGAGCTATTGATTACTACAGTATGCCCCAATCTTACACACAGTTCAAGCAATACTTCTTCATAAATACAAGTTATAATCCACAGTATGAAAAACTTGTAGTTAAACCAGATAAACGAGAACACCTTATTTCTATGATTAAAGAGCATGCTATCTATATAGATAAAGAAGATGTCTTAAATACGCCAGGACGTACATTTGTAGAGATTGAAATGACCTTACCTTCTGAACTTAAGAAGCACTACAATAAATTGAAAAATGAGCTTTACTTAGATGTACAAGAAGGCCTACAGATTGCTGCACCAAGTGCCGCGGCAAAGTTAAACAAATTGAATCAATTGACTAGCGGATTTATAATTGATACGCAAGCAAAAAAGGAGAATGAATTCTATGATAAAGACGACCCTGAATGGTATTTATTCGATACATACCGATTTGACAAGCTTGATGAATTACTTGCAAATATCGGTGAAACCCAAGTGCTTATCTGGGCTAATTACAGAATCGAATTTGAGCTTATACAGCAGCGCCTCGGCGACCGTTGTAAAGTTATCCATGGCGGGGTTAGTATTGAAGATAAAAATAATGCCATCAAACTTTTTAAGTCCGGTAGAATTCCATACCTTGTTGCAAATCCTGCATCAGCTGACAAAGGACTAACATTAACTAATTGTTACACAAGCATATACTTTAGTCTTAACTGGAGTTATGAATTATTCAAGCAAAGTATGGAGCGCATTTATGGAGATATAAAAAGTCAACCTAATCATTGTACTTATTACATTATGTTAACAAAAGGTACGATTGATAAAATACTTTATAGCGATGTTCTTCAGGGTAAAGGTAAAGCAAGTATAGCAGTACTTAATCATTTAAAAGGAGGCTTGCAAGCATGAGAGATATGATAGAGCTACACGTTAAGACTGTCAAGAGAAGTCATAAGAAGCGTAAAAAATCTGCAGAATTTGTAGAGTTCATATTTGAGGGAGATTTAGAAGAGCGTAAATATTATCTATGTGTCTGTACTTATTGTAAGTATGAGTTTAAAGCAAAACTTACAGAATGGCAAGCAAGCCCTAAGATAGTTAACACATATGTGCTTTGTCCTAACTGTAAGTTAGACTCACTATTTAGAGAGAAGGTAGATAGCCATGACGCTTAAAGAAGTAATCGTTACAAATCCACAAAATGTAATAGTGCAGATACCAGCATATGTAGTTAATGACTGGATGCTGCAGCAAGGTGAGTTTTTGGAGGTGAGATATAGTGAAAATGTTCTATCCATCTATCCAGTACGAAGACGAAGGTACGCTACTTAAAAAAGTAATTGAGTGGCTAAAACCGCAACAACGTAATGGTATAAAGGTACTACGTATTTGTGATAGGTATGCTAAAGGCTATTCAGATTTATTCCTATGTGTAAAAGGACATTTTGTAGTTATAGAACTTAAAGCAAAGAACGGTATTACAAAGCCACATCAAGAATTGTTTATAAAAGAAATGCTTCAATGCGGAGCTATAGGTGGAGTATGTAAGTCTATAGAAGACGTATCTAAGTATATACAGGAGGCTTGCAATGGACATACTAAAAAAGAATGAGGGACTAGTATGGGCGCAAATACATAAATATTATTTAAGCGATGACCCTGAAGCAGAGTCATTAGGTATGGAAGCTCTATGGAGTGCCTCACAAACATTCGATAGTAGTAAGAATATTGCTTTTAGTACTTATGCAACTGTTTGTATCTATAATGCTTTGGGTTGCTACGTACGAACTCTTAATAAAAAGAGTAAGCTTGAAGTAGTATCGTACCACGCAAAAAATAAAGAAGGAGGCGAGTATATTGAAAACTTAATGGTAAGCGAAGGACCAGATGAAGTGATGTCAAGAAATATGCGTTTAAAACGAATAGATGAAATAGTAACTGAGCAACTTAACTTATTAAGCGCAAAACAAAAACTTATAGTAGAGGCGTGGCGAGACTCAGGCTATAGCGCTAAAAAAACTGACTTAAGTAAGCAAATAGGCGTATCTCAGTCTTATGTAACCAATACTCTACAAGTATTTAAGCACAGATTAAAAATTGAATTTGAACTGGAGGAGATTGTTAATGTATGAACTTGAAATAGCTCGAATACTAAAAGCAGTTTATAATACAAATGGATATTTAGATAAGAAAGCAATTTTGTTTGCTAACAAGTATTTACCAAGCTTAAAAACAGTGTTGCATTTTATCTACAATCCATATATTAAGACTGGTATATCAGAAGCAAAGTTTAATAAAGCAATGAAAATTGTTAGCTCCATAACAGAGGGCATAGACACTACAGAAATTATCCACTACTTAAGGGGCCATCAAACTGGCACTGATAACGATGTACTGATGGTAGCGCGCTACTTATATTATACCACACAGTTAACCCAACATACTGGTGAAGACTGGGTATTTGAGATGGCTAAAGCTGTTGTAACTCAGAACTTAAAGATAGGCTTAGATGTAAAGAGTCTTAATGCTATATTCGGAAGCGACTTCATACCACGTGTAGGGTGCATGTTAGGAGTAGACCATAAGAAAGCTACAATACAGTGGCCGGCTATAGTTACAGAGAAGCTGGATGGTATACGGCGGATACTCATCAAGGAGAATGGTTCCTGTAGATTCTTCAGTCGCTCAGGCATCGAGGATGATGGCCTGTTAGAGTTGGCTGCCGAGGCGGCGCATCTACCAGATAACTGTATGTATGATGGGGAGCTTTTAGCTTGTGGTCAGTTTAGGAATTCTATAGCCTTACGACAAGCTACTAACTCTATTGCTAATAGTAAGGGTGTTAAGACTGGGCTAGATTACTATATCTTCGACATGGTGCCGCTTGAGCAGTTCTATGCTGGCACTTCCAAGCATACCGCATTAGATAGGAAACTTCGCCTCGGCGCTACATTTAAGCATAATAGCATAGCAAACCTAGGCTATGATGTAAATAAGGTATGGGAGTACTCACAAGCTTTCGGTCTTCATGACGTAGTCTTTAAGCGCATTAAGTTTGTGCCTATACTTGGAATGGTTAGCAGCATGGATGAAGTAGCTTCAATAGTAGCTACTATATGGAACACAGGCGGCGAGGGAGTAATGCTTAACATCGCTACAGGATTATATGAGATAAAGAGGTCTAAAACCTTGCTTAAAGTAAAGAATACTGAAACGCACTGTTTACAAGTTGTAGATATGGTAGAAGGCACTGGTAAATTTGAAGGTATGCTTGGTGCGCTTATAGTTATTTATGATGGCTATAAGCTTGGAGTAGGCTCTGGATTTGACGAGTTTACGCGTAGAAAAATATGGAATGAACCCCAGCAATATATAGGTGAATTTATTGAAGTTGAGACATTTGGCGAATCTAGAAATGCAGCAGGCGAACGGTCACTTAATTGTCCAATATTTAAACAATTTATAGAGGAGGATAAAAGCAATGACTTGTAATTTTTGTGAACAACAATGTTGCTGCCATCTTAATCCTCCGTGTGCTTTTTGCACTTCACATGTAATATGTGAAATATGTGAGCAAACGGTTTGCAGTGAATTAGCTATAGAAGTGCGTTGTGAAAGCGACATACTGTATGTTACTATTTGCCCAGAATGCGAGGAGGTTGAATCATGTTAAGAATAGCAATAGATGGAGCGTGTCGCAGAAATGGTACGCCCGATTGTCTATCAGCAGGTGGAATATTTGTAGAATTATTTGACGAGCGAGGTATATGCTTACAAACAGATACAAGAAGTAATTATGAGCTTAATTCTACTAACCAGCGTGGGGAGTTAACAGCCTTACTTACAGCAATAGTCTACGTGGCAAATGGTAATATACCCGCACAGATAATAACTGACTCAGAATATATCTTTAATATGATGACAAAAGACTGGCTTAATGCATGGGATAGGAAGGGTTGGGTTACGGCAGCAAATGAGCCTGTAAAAAACAAGGATTTGTTACTAGTTATTAAAGAGCATGTAGACTATTGCAAGCCTGAAATTACTTACTACCATATTAAAGGCCACGTAATACCGTTTGGTAAAGTAACCGCTGTAAAGTTGCTAGTAGAAGATAAGACGGGGAGATTGCTGCGCAAAGCTGTATCAGAGAAATATGATAGCCTGATACCTACTAAGCAAGATATAGTAGATGCTGCTCAAGAACTGTCTTGTAGAAACAATGGCTTTATGTTAGATGACAAAATCTTTAAAGACTTTGTAGTATCTAATATTGTAGCAGATGCAGTGGCGACACAGTGCGTTGATGCTGTAGATAGAATGGAGGGCTAAAAATGCAAGATATTTTGGATTCAATTACAAACTGCTTATTGCTGCTTAACAAACAGCTTAACGTAGTAATAGCGCAGAATGCGTTATTACTAGCAGAAACAGCTGAAGATAGAGAAGAAGCCAGTAGTCTTCTAGCGGAATATTTAGTAGAAGAAAACAGTCAGTCGTAGTATACTTTATTTACTTCCGCGAAAAAATATGATATAATATTATTAAGAAAAATTTATGTTTTTCTACTATTTAAACTTAAAGGAGGAAACAAGATGTCAGAAGCAAAGAAAGCAGTACCAACAACTGATGTTGTAGAAGCAACGAATACTTCGTTAATTGCTACAGCAACAGACGCACCATTGGGTTTTGAAGATGAGGACCCGACAGACATGATTGTGCCTCGGATTAAAGTCATACAGACTTTAAGCCCTGAGCGCAAAGATAAGGAGGCTGATGAAGGCGATATAATCAACTCTTTAACTAAAGAAAAGTATAACGGTAAAACATTTATTCCAGTCTTCAAGTTTAATAACAATGTAGACTGGCGTGACCGCTCAGAAGGCGGCGGTATTTTGTGTATCGCGCGTGATGGCAAAGTAGGCGAAAGGTCTGATGGCTCCAGACAACTGTGTGCATCCTGTAAGCGTTGTGATTTTGATAACACTAAGCAGGGTAAGGAAGCTCTTCCGAAATGCACGAAATATATTAATTTCTTTGGATTTTTTGAAGGCGAGCGTATGCCTATCATTTTAAGCTTTGCAAAGACTAACTACAATGAAGGCAAGAAGCTGTATAGCTTAGCTAAAGTTACTATGCAGAATATGTTTAACTATGGCTATACGCTTAACGAAAAGACTATGGCAAAGGGCGGTAATGAATGGTACATCATCACAGCGTCGCCTGCTGGTGCTACAAGTAATGAGGACCGTGAATACGCTACTTCTTTGTATCATAGCTTTAGAAATAGTTTACAAACGCTTAACTACGACATGGCTGAGGATACAAGCGCCGCAGAGGCGAGTCATCCTGTTGATACAGATAGTGTAGAGTATTAAAGTACAGAGCGCGAGCGGCGCTCGCGCTATCATTTCAAAAGGTGGTTTGATAAGTGAAATGGAATGAATACACTACGCGAATACTCGCAGAAATAGATAATGAAGCATTCTTTTTAAATGAGTTAAAAAATGTACAGCGCCGCGGCATAGAAGCAAAAGCTGAGTGCCCATTCAAACATTTACATGAGTCCCAATCTGATAATAATCCATCGCTAACTGTTAACTTATCTAAGGGCGTATATTACTGTAATAGTTGTCATACTAAAGGTAACATACATACTATCTACAAGTTGCTCTATAATTGTAGTTCAGAAGAAGCTTGGTTCCAATTAGGCGATGCGTTGAAGATAGAAAGACCTGATGGTACAAAGCCTACACGGCCAGACATAGACCCAGGTTTAGCTCGAGCATACCATCAAGACTTAGTTAAGTTAACTGGCCCTATTCGTACGATGCTTAAAGAGAAGCGAGGGTTATCAGACGAAACTCTTAGTAGATTTCAGCTCGGTTGGAATGGTGACCGTATAACGATTCCTATCTATGATGAATTTAATGTACTTTCTAATTTTAGGCTTTATCAATGGAATTCTACAGATGACCAATGGAAAGTTTTGAATTATACAGATGAACTACAAAATTCTTATGGTGAAGTACGTATATTTAATATAGAGCGTGTTATAGACCCAGAGATTGAGTATATCGTTTGGGCTGAGGGTGAGCTTGACGTTATATTGGCAGAGCAGTATGGTTTTCATGCGGCATGTCCAACAAGCGGCGCTGGTACATGGAAGCCAGATTGGACTAAGCTTTTTAGAGGCAAAAAGAAAGTTATCGTTATGCAAGATAATGATGAAGCTGGACGTAATGCTACAAAGAAGATATGCGAGAAGTTATATCATATTGTAGATGTTTACACAGTTAGTTGGCCTGATGATTTTCCTACTAAAGGTGATATAACTGATTTCTTTGTACAATGTAAAATGACAGCTCAAGACTTTCAAGCTTTGATAGATAACGCTGTACCGTATGTAGACGCTTCTATAACAGAGGATAGGTTAGCTGATGAAAACGATGCTATTGAGGTTCACTTGTCTCACAGCTCAGATGCACAGTATCATGGCAAGCGCCTACGCGTTCCAGTTATGGTAAGTGGCAAAGATAGTACGCCATATCTATGTCCAAAAGTATTTGTAGTTAGATGCGGTGAATCTGCAGGCGAGGATAAGAAATGCAATAAATGTGCGCTTGCTAAGCATGCTGGAGAGTTGACTAAGGTCATGCAATCTAGCGACGAAGAACTACAGCGCTTAATCAAATGTACGGAGAAGCAGCGCGATGCTACAATATATGAGATGCTCGGTATAAACCAGAAATGTGGCGATGTATCGCTACATATTAAAGAGTTCATGAATATCGAAGATTTACGTCTTATACCTAAGGCAGAATCAAACTTCGGTTTTTCTAAAGAGCACGAATATGTAGTACGTTCGGGATATTATATTGGCAATAACCTTAAAACTAATAAGCGCTACACCATGGCGGGCTTTTTATGGCCAGACCCACATAACCAAGCAGCTTCATTAGTATTTGATAGAAGTTACCCAGAAAAAGATATGATAAGTGACTTTGAGCTAAATGAAGAAACTCTGTCTCATCTTAAATTATTCCAAGAGCTATCTGGAACAGTTAAAGAACGTTTTGATACTATACACAAAGACTTAGAGCGTAATGTAACATACATTTGGGAGCGCCGCAATGTAGCAATCGGGGTTGACCTTATCTATCATACTGTATTAAGCTTCTACTTCCAAGAGCAGTATGTGAAACGAGGCTGGGGCGAACTACTAATAATTGGAGACTCTGGGCAGGCAAAAACAACTGTTGTAGAGCGCCTTATGTCCCATTACCGTTTAGGCGAATTACATTCTGGAGAAAGTTCCAAGAGAACAGGTCTTGTCTATTCCATGCAGCAGACTAATAAAAGATGGTTTCTTGTATGGGGTGCATTCCCACTCAATGATGGTGGGCTAATAACTATAGACGAGTTATCTGGGCTGAGCGAAGATGATTTAGCGTTAATGTCTGATGTTAGAAGTTCTGGAGTGGCTAAAGCTACAGGAGTTATTACAGCTGAAACTACAAGTAGAACTCGGGCTATATTCATAAGTAACCCGCGTAATGGTAGACAGCTTAATAGCGAGACATATGGCGTTAATGCTGTGCTGAAGCTCATGGGTAAAGCTGAGGATGTACGACGACTCGACATAGCTATGTCAGTGGCATCAGGTGATGTTGACCCAGTCTTAGTTAATAGGTCGCTTAGGGACATACCAGAAGTTCAACATCGTTTTACTTCAGATGCTTGTAATACTCGTGTATTATGGGCGTGGAGTAGACGTCCTGAAAATGTTACTATTACTGATGAGGCAACTGCTCTGATATTAAAGCACGCCATAGCCATGGGAACACAATACACATCTAAAGTACCTGTTGTAGAAGCAGCAGACCAAAGGCTTAAAATAGCACGTCTATCCATCGCCGCGGCGGCATGTATGGTATCTACAGACGAGACCTATGAGAATATCATAGTATTGCCTGAGCATGTCGAGTTTATAGTTAGCTTTTTAAATGAGCTATACTCTGCTAAGAGCTTTGGATATGATAAGCTTAGCGAACAAGAACAAGCTACCACTGACTCAAGTGAATCGAATATGGAGGAACTTAGAAGGGCATTCTTAATTCTACCTATACTTGATGTTAATGAGATGGCAAGGATTCTATACCAATTACCGTACTTTAGTAGAGCTACGCTTGAGGATTACACAGGGCTATCTAAAGATGACTTACGTATGCTGCTTAAGTTCATGACTAATAACTATCTTGTAGAGAAAAGTCATGGCGACTATAGGCGCTTACCATTAGGCACCGCGCTATTCGAAGATTTAACTACAAGGTACATTACAAAGGAGGAGGTTAAGCGTGCAAGAGAACAATTCTATTCAGGAACAGACTATTGAGCGGATAGGTGATGGCTATACATCTCTTATTATGGTTGATGTAGTATCTGAGCATGAAGCGGATAAAGCCATTGACTATTTTCATGAGCATTATAAAGTACTTTCTGAAAGTATAATCCATATGTATGCTAATAAATTTCTTATAAAAGTAATTATTGAAGGCTTTTATAGAAGCAAAGAGACGTTTGTAACGCTTGGAAACGCCCGCTATTATATAGGCGGTAATTCAAAATTAAAGGAGAGTCGACATGGAAGCAATTAAAAAACTAACAAACTGTCGTATACACGACACATCAAGGCAAGAGTCGAATGAAAAAGAATGGCTCGCGGCGCGGTCTCGCGGTATTGGAGGGTCTGATATAGGACCTATACTTGGTGTGAGCCCGTTCACCTCAGCACGGCAAGTATACTTTAGCAAAACAGGTCAATATCAAGAAGCACTAGAGCCAAACCCTGCTTCTAAAGAGCGCATGTACTTCGGGCATTTACTGGAGCCTGTAGTAGCAAGCGAGTATGCGAGACGCACAGGGGCTAATCTTGTAACAATCAGTGCATCATTAGTACACAAAGACCATGACTGGGCCTTAGCAAATATCGATAGACTCATAGTAGATAACGATGGAAATCCTATAGGCATTCTTGAATGTAAGACAACAAGCGAATACATGAAAGATGAATGGAACGAAGGCGAAATTCTACTAACATACATGTACCAACTACAATGGTACCTATGGGTGCTGGGCCTTGAGAAGGGTGCATTTGCCTGCTTAGTAGGTGGTAATAAGTTTTATCATTACGAAGTCTTCAGAGATGATAAGCTTCTTGAAGAAACTATAATACCAGCGGCTAAGGCTTTCTGGTTTGACCATGTACTAGCTCTTAAAGAGCCTGAGGTGCAAGCAACTGATACAGATTTTGTAAACGGTATCTACAAAAATGCTGTTAAGAACTCTGAGATAGTTTTTGAAGATGACGTAACAAACGATATTGTAGAGACTATCTTCACTACAAAGGCCAAAATTAAAGAGCTTGAGTATATCCTTGAGGAAGCTCAGAATAAAATCAAGGATAAGCTACAAGATACTGAAATAGGCTATACTAAGGACTATGTGGTTAAATGGTCGCCGCGGAGCCAAAAGCGTGTAGACTCTACAGTACTTAAGACAACTTTTCCTGACGTATACGAAGCTTGTCTTAAGCAAATAGACTTTAGAGTTATGACAGTGAAAGGAGTGAAGTTAGATTGAGAAGATTAAGACGGTACCGTATGAGAATGCAAGCTTTTAAGCAAAAAGTCAAAGCATCAAAATTTGTTAATGAAGCTTGGAGTTCTTATCAATGCAAGCTTAGAGGTGCGTTTCAACGAGTATTAAATAAATTTAGAGGAACGCATAGAAAGAAAACTTGGCCGATGCGCTACAACTTAGGAGGAGACCAATGAAAATAAAACTAATAGATTTTGGTTATAAGCAAGCTCCTTATCGAGCGCATGAGAATGACGCAGGGGCAGACATATATTCACCCATACAAAAGTTAGTAAAACCTAATACAACAGAAGCAATTCCATTAGGCTTTGGCCTTGAATTACCTGATGGTTTTATGGGTTGTATATATCCGCGTAGTGGCTTAGCCACTAAGGGAATTGTATGTGAATTACCTCCTATCGATTCAGGCTACCGCGGTGAAATTCATGCAATAGTATCTAATATATCTACAACGCCGTTCGTTATAGATATTGGAGATAGAGTTGGTCAACTTGTTATAACCCCAGTTATACTTGCGGACTTTGTAACAGAAGATATTCGACAACGCGGCGCTGGGGCGTTTGCATCAACAGGGAGGTGAAACAGATGTGTACAATAGAACGAGACGGTGAAATAATTAGCAGCGAGAGTTATGTAGCTATTATTCCTGAAGAAAGCGGCGATGCTCATATATACTACAATGCTGATGCACTGACAGTGGGTATGGCGATGCAGCTTTGCATGAGAGTATTCCAGGAATTACTGAGCAATCTTAGTGAAGACGAACAAGCAGAAATCAATGAAGTTCTTGGAGGTAGTTTAGATGCGTAATATTGAGATAAAGGTATTACATGAGGGGCACTACTGCCCCTCAGGCATGATGATGTTTCTAGCAAAATTAACGCAGCGCGGACATAATATTAAAAGCATGAATGAGTTATTAATGCTATATGACACTACTGTGTCTATTAAAAGACCGGATGGTACTACGCCTGGTGCAGATAGAGTTCTACAATTACCTCATTCTACAATTAAGCGCTTCTCACCTATTACAGTAGCGATTGTTGGAGCATCGCGGCGCTTCTTAGCACAAGCTCGTACACATCAAGTTGGTATGACATTCGTCTCAGCGTCTCTACAATACAGTGACTATTCTGATAAAGCTCAGTTTGTAGTTCCTTATGCTATATTAGAAACAGACGCTAAGAATGCTATGGGTCCTATATTTGAGCTTAGCTACCTTAATGCTTGTGAAGCAGCTATGAATAATTACAAGGTACTTGCAGACGTAACAGACAATGATACAGCCGGTTATATAGCGCCGCAGGGCTTAGCTAATATTTTGATAGTTCAAGGTAATCATGAGTCTTGGCTGCACTTTATAAGAACACGGTCTTGCAATAGAAATACTAATGAGACTCAGTTTGTAGCATTACGTATTTGGGAAGAGCTGCTTAATACAGCAGATGGTGAGGAGCAATTCGCTTACGCTGGTCCTGATTGTTTATATGGTAAATGTAGAGAAGGCTCACTGAGCTGTACAAATTCTTTTATGGACAGCAGCCCAGCAAGCATATTAAAAGAAAGGTGGTCGTTACTTTATGATTGAATCAATTGGTAAAGGTGCATTTATATGTATATGCGATAGCTGCGGTAGCGAGCAATTAGAAGGCGAGTCATTCTATGATGTTAAATATGATGCAGATGAAAAGGGCTGGTTAACTAAACGCTATGGTGATGATTGGTTTAATTACTGCCCTAATTGTGCAATAGGTATGGAGGTGCTATTTAATGGTACTAATTCTTGAAGGTCCTGATGGTGCTGGTAAATCTATGCTTGCTAAAAAATTAGAGGCTCAAACTGGGTATAAGCTAATATGCAAATCTTATCCAAGAACTGAAGAAGAAAAGACTTTAATGGTTGGAACTTATCTACAAGATTTAAAGTCTGCAAAGAATATAATCTTCGACAGAGCTTGGTATAGCGATATGGTCTACGGGCCTGTAATGCGTGGTGAGACTCCTATAACTTATCCTATAATGTATGAGCTTGAAAGGAAGGTAGCGCAGCAAGGCGGCATACTAATTTATTGCACGGCGCCGTGGCAAGAGTTATGGCGCAGATGCCAACTACGTGGAGAAGAGTATATAAAAGATGAGGCGATATTTAAGCGCATATGTGAAGAATATAATAGGCTAATGCATGTCCCACATCATGTACCGGTGGTAAAGTATGTATACGACGATTTGTAAACGCTGTACTTGGGAATACCCAGTTATGAGGTCTACTTGTCCTATATGTGGAAAGCGTGCAGTGCACTATTCTGAGGATGCTTTGCGTGCACGCGAAAATGCTTGGGTGAGATACAACACAGCAGAACACTCTCAGAAACGACAGCAAGAACTTGATGATTGGCTAGCCCTCTGTAATAAGCAACCAATGCAAATTTTAACTGAAGAGGACTGGTTAGAAGCCTGTAATTATTTTAATAAATGTGCACTCTGCACAGAGCAAGAAATAGATGTACGAAAGTTCTTTATTCGTTTTGAGGATGGTGGTAAATATACTCCATGGAATATAATACCTGCTTGTGAATTATGCGCTACAGACCTACGTATTCAGCATAATCCATTTAGGTACTTGCACCATAAATTCAAAACAAATAATGACAGAGGGCAAACTGCTTACGGAAATATTAAAATAATTACAAAGTATTTAAAAAGTCGAATGATTATAAAGTAAATTTACATTAAACAAGTTCGTAATTAAATTAATATGTTTTTATATAGTCGATTAATTACGAACGTGTAACGGAGGATATAAATGACGTTTTTTAAAAATATTATAACAGAAGCTCTACTGGGAAACTTTAGCTTCTTTATATTACTTGTAGCTATCATTCAACTTTACTTATTTATGAAAGGAAGGAAGGAAAATGGCAACAATCAGAATTGAAACAACTGCAGAAGAACAGTGTACAGTATTAGATGCTGTTAAAACACACGAAGGCAAAACTGTAGCAGTTAGTAAAATAGCTGAGACTGCAAAGCTTAATCAAAATAGAGTACGCTTTGTGCTTGAAGACCTTATAGAATTAGGTAAAATAAGGCGCACACCTACTAAAGCGTTTAACCCGCGTTATATTCGGTATAGTTATGAGGTGATAAAATGACATGCCCTATATGCGATGAAAAGATGGTGCCATCAGGCGGATGCTTTATCTGTCTTAACTGTGGTCACTCACCATGTAAATAAGGAGGAAAAGAAATGCCAATCCAAGCAAAGAAACGGCCTATCATACAAAACGGTTTAGGCTTCGTCTATAACGAAGAGATGTTTAAAGACCATATAGTAGAAAACTTCTATGAGATAGCCGACCCTAAGACACTACTCAAGTTAGTCAAACCATTTGAACTTGATGGAAGAAAGTATATAGTATTTGATACTGAAACACATCCACATTATACTTCTTCCCACTTAGTACCAAAAACGGTAGTAAGGCGCTGGGTCGGGTCGGGTAAGACAGCTATACCACAGGATTACCCATTTGAAATATCTATCTTCGATGGGACTAATGCTTATGCTATCTATGACAGTCTCGAAAATAACTTCGCTAAATTCAAGCAGCTAGCGCCATTATTCGAAGACCCAACAATCGACAAGATAGCGCATAACACAAAGTTTGATATGCACATGTTTGCTAACGCCGGTTTATCTATTAAGGGCCGTTTGCATGATACTGTAGTACTAGCAAAGTTAGTAGATGAAAACCGTGGTACTTATACATTACTTGATGTAGCAAGGAAACTTAGCAAGGGTGTAACAAAATTTGAGTACATGGTAGATAACTACAAGCAAATCAATAGGGTTCATGACTATCGCGAGATACCCAAGCAACTGTTAAGCACCTATGCTAACGCAGATGTTCAGAACTGTTATTACCTATTCATGAACGACTATCCTAAGCTTAAGCAAGACGACCTTGAGGCACTGTACTTAAACGAATGTGAGCTGATGGTAGCCCTGTATGCTATGGAGCGCTATGGAATGAAGATAGACTCTACTTATGAAATGGATTTAAAGACTACCCTTCAGAAGTTATGCGATGAAGCAGAGGAAGCTGTTTATGCTGAAGCTGGTGTAATGTTTAATATGAACTCAACGCAGCAGTTATTTAAAGTCCTAACAGATTTAGGCGTAAACTCTACTATTATCCCTAAAACTGAAAAAGGTAATCCTTGTCTTGATAAGGATGTATTAGGCACATTAGCAGAATGTTATAATATATCTATTGTCAATAAGATTCTCGAGTATAAAAAGAACTTTAAACTATTAGGAACGTATGCTAACGGTATTTATAGTCAACGTGATGCTGAGTATTGTGTACATAGCTCAATAAATCAAACTGAAGCTACAACAGGTAGAATGTCTATAACGAAGCCTGCTCTACAAACGTTGCCTAAAACTGATACGCGTATAAGAAGTTGTTTTATCCCTGATAATGATTATAGTCTGTGGTTTATGGACCTTGACCAAATTGAATATAGGCTATTTGCTCATTATGCACAAGCTAAAGGCTTGCTTGAGGCTATCAATAACAATTTTGATATTCATAGTGCCACGGCGGCGATTCTATTCCATAAAGATATCAAAGATGTCACAGATGAAGAGCGTGCTAAAGCTAAAACAACTAACTTTGCGCTAATATACGGTCAAGGTAATGAGCACACCGCAACAATGCTTAAGATGTCTATGACAGAGACTATAGCTTTTAAAAATAACTACTTCGCACAGATACCTGAAGCTCGTCCTTTCATAGCTACTGTACATGAAGTTATCAAGATGCGTGCGTTCGTTAAAAACTTCTACGGTAGGAGGCGTCGCTTAGCTAGGCATGATAGCTACAAAGCTCCTAATGCTCTGATACAAGGATGTGCTGCAGACTACATTAAACACAAGCTTGTAGATATGTTTAAGTATATTTCTTATCATGGTCTAAAGACTAAGCTAATCAATATAGTACATGATGAAGTTGTACTAATGGTGCATAAGGATGAACATGACCACATTCCTGTGCTGCGGTGGCTCTTATCAGACTTTACCTCTTTTAGATGCAAAATAACAGCTGGCGTAGCAAAAGGTTTACCACATTGGGGTAAGAAAGAAGAAGTCTCAACGTTAGACTTCCAAGAACCCAAGGACAAGGCGTACCTACAATATGATGTCTTTAACGGTAACGTCTTTAATATCTATAAGGAGTGATATAATATGGCTTTAAAACGAATATGGGATAATCATAAGGTACTTGGTAGCGTACGGAAAAATCGAAGCTATACTATAAGAGTAGCCGCGGCAACGCGTGACGGATTTCGTTATATAATGTTAAGCTTGTTTGAATACAGATACAAAAAGAGTAAGTGGATACCAGCATATAAACAGCATATATCAATACCGCTAATGTACAACATGGATAAGACGTGTACAAAGTGGCTACAACCCGCACAAGAAGTTGTAAAACTCATGGTAGATGCAATAGAGTTAGCAGCAACAATGCCGCTTGTAGATGAAGAAAATACCGTGTGGGTAGACAGGATTACAGGCCCATTAGCGCCAGCAGATAGAGCCAAGCTATTTGAGAAAGGACCTAAGCGCGTATCTCCAAAGAAAGTTGTAGAACTACTGGACAAAGCTAGTATAGATAACTTAGCTATCAAGTACGAAATACCAGAACCAATTCCAAATATAAAGGTGGTAAAAAAGTATGAATCGTAAATTCTTATCAGAACTAAACATCAATGATGTAGCCACACTCCCTCTCGTCGTCACTGCGGCGACGGCACGAGAAACCAAAGCAAAGAAACCATTCCTCACAGTCGACTTGTTCGACGGTGTAGAGAGCATTGCAGGTAACTACTGGGACTGGTCCAGTGGAAACATCCCTGCCAAGAATGCAATCCTCAACGTCACCGCGCAAGTCACTGAGTGGCAAGGCGCCAAGCAACTGAACATAAGCAAGCTTGCATCATGTGACGAGTATGCTCTACAAGACTTCATGCCAACGTCAGGCGTAGACGTCGATAAGACGTGGCATAATGCACAACAGCTGATAGGTTTCATCAGCGACCCTGACCTGAAGCTATTAGCCTCTGAAGTCTTCAATCAGCTCGAGGACAAGTGGCGCAGCGCCCCAGGGGCCATCAAGATACACCACGCCTACGTTGCTGGAACCCTTGTACACACCCTTGAGACAGCAGAGATAGCAAGCAGTATCTGTGGATGCATACCTGAGGCTAATAAGAGTCTCTGTATTGCAGCGGCTCTACTACACGACCTTGGTAAGCTATTCAGCTACAAGATTGATGGTGTCACTATAGACCATACTGCAGAAGGCCTTTTATACGACCACACGTTCATGGGCGCTAACTTCATAAGTAACTTTGCAGAGGAGCTGCTTGGGAGCAACTACAAGATTAGCCTGCTTATGCACTGCATCCTTGCGCACCATGGGAAGCTTGAGCACGGCGCCGCAGTGTCGCCTGCATGTATCGAGGCCCACATCGTGCATCATGCAGATGTCATATCCGCAGCCGCCGAGATTCTGCGCGCCACAAAGCCCCAAGGGCCCATGTTCACAGAGCGTATCTGGGCTCTTGACAATAAGCCGCACATACAACCTCAATGGACTAGAGACTTATTTTCTACTGATTAACTGTTCTAGGAGGAGGACTGCAAGACAAATAAATTATTCTATAATTAATCCTTGTCTTGCAGTCGTCCCTCAAATTTTCATTACCTATGTACAACTACATACATTCGTGGTATAATATAAGTAAGAGTTGAAAAATACTCAATAATATCTGGAGGTGAGTAATATGAGAAAATATGCAGAATGTATACGCGGATACGTCATTGCCAAGAAGTCAGACACTGAATTCTTCGTATATTACACGGACGTGTATAATGCGCGTGAGTTTGGTGAGTATCTCCACAGCGCCACGAGCGCTGGAGAGTGTCGCAAGTGGTGTACCCACCAGTTCAACAGGCTCTACGACATGGTGTGTCCGCAATGCGGTTGGGCAGGCCTCAGATGCATCGATGACCGCTGCCCTCAAGAATGTCGAGTCGGCACTGGCATCTACACCAAGGATTGTCAGGAGATACTGGAAATTCAAGAGTTGGAGGTGAGCAGTAATGCTTGAGATGTGTCAGTTATGCAAGGAAGATAACGTAGCTACACGGGATGCTAAGACTCTTGCAGGACCTTGGGCGTATGTGTGCGACGCTTGCTTCAACAGAGCATGCCACTGGGACAAGGGATTATCTACAAGACTTGATAGGCCAGGTGGTGATGAACATGATTAACGACTTCTTCATCTCAAGTCGCGACACAGATACGCACCGTGTATGTGGTGCATGTGATGAACTCCTCCCCAACGAGGAGTTCTACAGAGATGGTAAGGACAACTACGGTAAGACCCGCTACAGACGTGACTGTAAGTCATGCTACAAGACCATAAGGCTCCATGAAGCCAGATTCAAGGAAAGGAAGATGATGAAGACATGACAGACCTGAACAAGCTCGCCCAGACCATCCTGGGTATCTACAAGACTGAAGACATCTGTGAGACCTGCCACGTGCCGCTGCGTCACAGCGGCACCGAGTCCATCTGGGTAGCTGGAGGTCTCCTCTACTGCTCTGAGCGCTGCGGGCGCCTCGGCTATGGACTGCCCGACTCGCTCACATTCGAGGATGTTGCAGAGGAGATTAATCTCTCAGACATAGGAATTGTTCCCACCTCTACATATACAGCCAAGAACGGAGGCGAGAGCAACGTATGATAGGAATCAAAGCAACCGTATCCTGCCAAGTCAGCGCTGGGCCTCATTGTAACTACTATACTAAGGCCGGTCTCAGCCTTGACCTGGACCGGACTTGCCGCTTCTGCGTAACTAACAACCAAGGTGGCTATTCGTGTATGTTGTATAATGAGGTATTACAGGCCACTGGTGTGCACAGTCAGACCAAGCGACACAGCGCCAAAGGCGCGGTTATTAATAAATGCCATAGATGCCTGAGCGCTATGATTACGAAATCTACAAGTGCTATTGAAGACTCTGCAGATAGTGACAATAAGGTTGCCATAGTCCAAGAGTTTCTACAGATGGTAGAGCAAATCAAAGCGCAAGGCATTCCACAAGCAATGGCTGAGCAAGGCGCTCTACAAGCAATTTCAGGGAGGGATAAGATATGAAGATTGCAGTTTGTATTCTCAGCATTGCATTTATGCTGTGGTGCGGCGCCTCATACATTGAAATCATTAGCAAGAACGCCAAGCCAGACCCACAATACTCGAGTTGGAATGCTCTACAAATTATGGTTAACATGAAAGGAAGTGCAATCAATCAATGAATAAACAATCATATAAGCTATGTAAACAGTGCGGCGAGGCGCGCCTCGCCGACCAATACCGTCAATACTACCAGGGCCGTAAGGGCCGCAGCACTACGTGTCTTGATTGCGAGAAGGTTAATTCGCGCTACAAGTACCTCAATGCTAAGGAGTCTCTCAGTCCTGAGGAGTTTGAGGAATCTACAAGTATAGTAAAACTCTGGGAGCTTCAGCGCAAGCTAGGTCTTCGACCTCCGCGCATCGGTGAAGGACGGCATAATAATAATAATAAAGGCGGGGTATCTACAAGTTCTCAGCAGATTCTTGCGACGCAACTTGATAAGTTTCAACTACTCGCACAGGCTCAAGAACCCTACAATGTAAACCTCTTACCTGTGCCTGCGTCAAGCGCCGCGGTGCCTGAAGAACTACAAACTTACTTAGACATGCCTATCACTGAGTTGGCGTTAGACCCGAGCTACTATCTTGATGAGGTATATGAAGACCTTAAAGCTAAGTATCGGCCAATCTTGGGTGTTGATGTATCTACAAATCTTCCTGTTTACAGTCCACAATATAAGCAAGAACTTGACCAAATTCTTGCTAAGTTCTACGAATATGAGGACAACTACTCACAATAAATGTCGCGTGGGACTTTGTAGCCCATTGCTTTGTATCTACTATACCGTTCTTTAATTCCATCTACTAAGGCTTCACGTTCTGCTGTGAAGTCTTTTCTTTGTAAAGACTTGTAAGTTGCATATCTACCATATAACTTTCCACAATCTACACATCTGTCAGTGTATTTACTACTAATCTTTGCCATTTGTACGCCACAGCATGGACATATCTGTAGTACGGCAGCTTTATCATTAGTATGTTTCGTCGAGTATGCGCCGCGCGGGCCTGATTTTCTTTTGCGCTTCGGCGCGCGCCCATGCGGCATTACCGTGTTTGGGTCTGGATTCCATGACATTATTAAGCACCTCCTTTCATATTTATTATACGCTAAAAGGCATTAAAATAGGGCTTATTTAAAAATTAACCTAACAAACCTAACAACCTAACATTTCTTAACTTATTAACTTATTAACGCCCTTATTTCAAAAGGTTTAAATCATTTTGAAAATTATAAAAATAAAAATAAAAAACGAAAAAAAAAAATTAAAGGGTACGTTAGGTTTGTTAAGATTGTTTCGAAAAGTTAGGTTGTTAGGTTGTTAGGTTAAAAATGGTGGGAAAGAAAACTACAGACAAAGAAAGTGGTGGTGTTACAGGAGACTAGATGGAAAGAATGTTAAATAAAATAATAAGAAAGATAATAATAATAATAATAATAATAATAATAATAATAATAATAATAATAATAATATATA